CTGTTGTTGGAGATGGCCCTCTTACTGGTGAACCAAGAGGAGTAAACAAAGTAACACTTGATTTAAACAGTACTTTGTCTGTATCAGTTAATTCAAAAGATTTAATTATAAGACAGGTAACAGATGATTTAAGTCAAAATAGAACTGCTGTTACTGGTAAAAAAGAATTTAGGTTATTGGGTTATAGTAAAGACCCACAAGTATTGGTAAGTCAGTCTGCACCCTTACCAATGCAGGTAAACAGTATAGTTGCAGAAGTGTCATTTTCGTGAGGTAAATATGTTTCAGTTATTTGGTTTGTTTGGTTCATTCTTGTCAGCAAGTTCTGCTATTAAAGAAGGTAAAGAACGTAGGAGACAATACGAACAAGAAGCAAAAGAGTTAGAATTAGAAAGAACACAAACAGAAATCAAAGGTCTTGAATCTCACAACCTTAGGTTAGCGGCTTTTGATGAAGCAAACAATATGAACTCTGCTTTATTTGGTTTTGCAAATAGAGATGAAACAGCCGACAGGTCTATTCGTGCATTCAAAAAGAAACAGAAAGAAATAGCATCAAAGGATGTTGAGACATCAGATATGCAAACAAGGTTTGCTTCTCTTAAATTAACAAGAGCAAGTGCTGAAGCAAAAAGAAAAGGATTTGCGGCTGAACAAGCGGCAAGAACAAAAGCAATGTCAACATTATTTAGCGGTATAAATAACTATTCTAAGGTAAGCTAATGGCAACAGACCCAACTGTACGAATAAGTGTAAATAGACAAAGAAGAGAATTTGCTACACAAGACATTGGTGTTAGAGGTGCCGATATGGGTGTTGCTAACTCTCTTGCTTCTATTGGTCAATCACAAGCAAACATGGCAGGTACTGCTTTTGATATTGCAGAAGGTAAAAGAAGAGAAGAAGTTAAATCAGATTTACGAAAACTAACTAAGTCAGATATTATTAGACGAGATACAAATGGTGAGTATGAAAGTTCTATACCTGCTTTACTTGGTAAAGTAAAAAATAGAGGTTCAATATATAGAAACGCTTTTCGTGAAGGAGCATTTAAAAAATTTAACGATACTTGGCAGTTAGAAATACAAGCAAAATCTGCCAACTATATGAGAAAATATCCTATAAATAGTATTGCTTATGAAAAAAGTATGAATGATTACTTTGATACAGTAAGCAAAAATATGTCAGATGAAGAGCAAGGTAGTCTTGGTCTTATCTTTGATAATGTTAAAACAAGCGGTATTGATTCTGTAAAGAACTCAGCTTTTGCTATGCAAGCTGAAAGAAATAAATCTCAAATAGCTTCTCTTTTAGCAAACAATACAAATACTATTGTTAATTCTATTAGATTAAATAATGGGGATATTTCATATGATGATAATTTATTTGAAACAATTTCTAAACTAGTTGATGAAAGAACTGATAACTCTAAATCTGCAATAGATAGTTTGGGTGCTAATACAATAATTCCACTAGATTATAATGCTAGAAAAAAAAGTGATGTTATTGAAGCAACAAGTCAAATAGTAAAAGAAACAATTTCTGCATTAACTTCTGTTGATTCTACTATGCAAACTAAAATTGTAGAAGCCTTTGATACAGGTTCTTCTTCTAAAATTTCTAAAGATACAACAGTTGTAGTTCATGGCAAAGATTACAATTTAAAAGAATTAGTTAATCAGTTAATTGATGTTGGAGTAAAAACAGGTAGTTTAGACACACTTAGGTCTGTAGCAAATACAAGTGAAAACATAGCTGACAATGTTATTTCAGATATTGAAAGTCAAAAAAGACAAACTGAAGAAATATCAAATATTGATGCACTACAAGATAATCAACAAGACCATGTAGATATAAGAAATGCAGTTGATTCAATGATTGAAATGAGTCAATTACGTTCAGATGATTTAGAGAATGTTATTAGAGGTCAGAGTGTTCCTGATTTTACACCGCCTAATTTAACATCAATGTTGTCTACATATTCTGAAGTAAATAATAAAATAAAAACTATGGAAACAAAAAACATTGGAACAACTCGTTCAGCACAAGTAACTGCAACTGAAGCTAAAAATTATAGAGATGGTATGAAAGCGTCTATATCAAGAGTTTTAGTAAATTCATTGGCTAATAGTACAGCCCAACAAAAAAATGCTGTTCAAGGTATTTTAAATGGAGGAGGTAAAAAGCCAAATTATGCTAGAAATGTAAGTTTGCGAAATTTACCTGCTCATGTAAAAGAAATGCTTAACAGTAATGAGTTGCGTAATTTAGATGCCAAAACTGCAAGTGATATATCAAGAGATGTTTTATCAGCAATACAAACTCAAAACACTGCTAATAAACAACAGGCAGATTTAATTGAACAAAAAAATATTGTAAATCTTTTATCTGATTCAAGCTCTGATTTATCAAGTATTAAGCCACAAAAAATAGAAGATACTCTTTTAGCACAATTAGGCTCAACAGCTACACCTGAACAAAAACAATTATTAGCAGGAGGAGGTTTTTTTCAAAATTACAACCCTGTTATTCATGGCCAAAGTGATTTTTATGATGAAGCAGTTAAATTAGCTGAGACTAGAGGTATAGTTATACCAATGATGAAAGACAATATTAATAATGTTTTTAGTGGAGCGGCAAATATAACATCATCACAGTTATACAACACTATTCAACTAATGGATAGAATTGCTTTTGAGTTTTCAGATACAACAACATTTAATCCTATTATTAATCAAAGTGATATGAATGATTCTCTTGAAAAATATCAAGTAATTAAATCACTTGAAAAATTAATAAGTCCAAGTAAAGATGCTCAAGGCAGACCTGAGTATATGAATTATTTAAGAGTATTAAATGAAATAGATAATGACCCTAAAGCATTAGATATGGCATATACAAAATATTCAACTGAACAAAATGCAGATGCTACATCAGGTAAACAAACATTACAAAATAAAATAAATAAACATTTTGGCAACTCACCTACAGCAAAAATTATGACTAGTAGAATTGTAGATTATTGGGTTGCTGTTACAAAAAATGGTGATGCAGATATGTTTGGTAAATTTGTAGAAGATATAGCAAATAATTATTTTGTAAGTTCTGAGGGAACAATACCAGTTATTTCTCAATATGATATATACGATATTGATTTATCTGGGAATACAAGAAGTTATTTAAGTATAAATAAAATTTTAGGTAGCAAAGAATCAGTAAAAACATTTAATAAATATGCTGAGTTTGATGCTGAATTTGGAATTGCAAGTCAAACAAATGGACAATTTTCTTTCTTTTTAGAAGAAGGTGAAAGCAAACCAGAATATCCAAAACGTGAAAAAAATCAAAGTATGCGACCTCCAGTATTTGATGAAGTTATATTTAATCCATTAAAAAAATATAGTTTACAAGAAGGTGGAATTAAAAAAGCATTTTTAATAGCTCATCCGCATAGCTCAACAGATGTTGGTGGAATGGTAAGTGGCAAATATACAAATGATATTTTGTATTTTGCTTATTATTTAGATGATGATGGTCGTATGCAACCTGTAAGAAATGAAGAAACAAATCAACATATAATGTATAATATGAAAGATTTTATGAACTCAGTAAACACATACTATGATGATATAGGTGGTGGATAATTATGCAAATTACTGATGACGCATATGAAAATACACATTTAAATTCTGTATCTACACCATTTTCTAATGGTTATTATGAGCGTGACCCATCTTTCTGGGAAACTGTGGGTGCTCAAAATGCATATCAATATATGCCATTCTTTAATCATATTCGTAATAGTTTAGCATTTGAAGAAGATACAAGTTATAACCCACTTGAAGATATACAAGGGAGTGGTTACGAACAATTTGAAGATGATTTAATTCATGCTGTTAGTAGAGAACATATGAATCATTTAAAATTACAAATAGAAGATTATAAAGAAACAAGAGAAGTTTTAACTAATTCAAGTTTATGGCAACAGTTTGGTGCCGCTTTGTTTGACCCACTTAATTTTATTGCTCTACCTTTTGGTGGCCCTGCTGTTGGCATGCTTCGTTCTGCGGCAAGAGTTGGCTTTGGTACAGGTGTTATACAAGCAGGTGTTGAAGCTGTAAGACATCCTTTTGACCCTTTATCTTCACCAGAAGAAGTTGCTTATAATATTGGTGGTGCTATTGCTATAGGTGGTCTGTTGGGTGGTGCTATATCTGCTCCAATGACATATAGATTTAATGCTATTTCTAAAACTGAACAAGAACAGTTAGAGTTTATGAAACAAATTCATAACAAAGTTCCAGATACACATGCAAAATTTATTGGTCAAAAAAATAATCCAGAAAGAACATTTGGTAAACTTTCTGATAAAGAATTAACAACTTTAATTACAAAAACTAAAAAGGAACAAACACCTGCATCACAAAATGCTAGGATTGAATTAGCGGCAGAAAGGTCAATACGAGAGATAGAAGCAAAGCTACCTAAAAGACAAGGGCCATATGATATAATGGCAAATGCTTTTACTAATTCATGGATATATAAAGCTATACCTACACCTTTAAAACATACGTTGCAAAATAACTACACTATGAATCAAAAGAAAAGTATGCTTGGTCTAATAGGTGATTTGGGAACATACATTGGTATTAATAAGTATGGAGCTAAGTCAGATACCCCAGTATATATAGAGGCATCTACTTATGAAGGTGAATGGGTACAGTCTTATAATTCATTGTTAAAACTATATGGAGAGTACACAGGGAAAGGTGTGCCTAAAGAAACAAAAATAGATTTATTATTTTTTAGAAAAGGTTTTGATGAGTTTGTTGAAGACTTAGCAAGAAAAAGAATAAAAGAAGATAGGGTAGCAGGTAAACTTAGTCGTATTGATAGAAAAGGTATTGGTATATTAGATGAGTTTTTTGATACATGGGGTAATAGGTTAGAAGAACAAAACTTAATATTAAGAAAAGCAAGTCAGGTAGATTCAGAAATAGCAAGACTTGATAGGGAAATTGCTACTTTTAAAAAAACTAAATCTAAGAATGCTACCGAGCAAAAACTGAGAACAGAATACCTAGAGCGACTAGAACGACAAAAATTTCAAATGGATAGGCAACGAACAGCATACGACAGCAATGGTTTAGGTAAAGCAAAAGAACGATTCTTTCCAAGAATATGGGATAAAGAATACATAACAAATAATCGTGAAGATTTTGCTAATGTTTTAAGAGCTTGGTACAAAACAAATCCTTTTGTTTACAAGTTTGATAATAAAAAACAAATATATGATGAAGTAAAACTTCTTACAAATGATAGTGCTGTTGAGTCAAGAGTGCAAGAAACAATAGATACTATCTTAGGAGATATGCAACCAACTAACACAGATACTATTTCTTTTGGTGGTGGTCAGTCTAATCATTTTAAACACAGGCAACTTGATATTCCTAATTATTTAATTGATGACTTTATTATAAAGAATCCAGTTAAAATAATGATGGGATATACTAACAGAGTAGCGGCTCAGTATTCTTTTACTAAAAAGTTTGGCGATTCTGATGTAGAAAATGTCATGTCTAAACTTGCTATTGAAGCGGCAAGAGATGGGCAGTCTATGAAACAGGTAATGCGATTTAATAAAAACTTTAGACATGGGTATGACAGAGTTGCAGGTTATGTGTTGCGTAATCCTTTAGCTTTTAATCAGTCTGCGGCACAAGTAATGAAAGACTTAGCTACTCTAAACTACTTAGGTTCAGCAGGTTTTTCTACATTGCCAGATGCGGCAGTTGTTTTAATGCAAAACGAATTAAAGCCTACATTTAGACAATTATTTCGTGTGTTAGATAATGAGAAAGTTAGACTTAATGCAATGGAAGGACAGCTTGCAGGTGAGATATTAGATACATTAAAAGGAGAAGTAATGCTTCGATTAATGGAGGATATGACAAACAATCCTTTTCAATCTAATTTAAGAAGCAAAGCTAAAAACGCATTCTTTCAGTTAAATTTACTTGGCCCTGCTACTGGTATTTTTAAAAGATTTTCTTCTATGGCTAATGTACATACTCTTCTTGATTATTCTGTAAGTCTTTCTAAAGGTACAGCTACAGTAAAACAAAGACAGCATTTAGCTAGATTAGGCATTGGCCTTGATGATGCAAAAAAAATAGCTAAACAAAAATGGGAAACTGAAAATGGCATTTATTATGCTAATGCTACAAAGTGGAAAGACCAAGATGTATTGTTTAAGTTTAGGACTGCTTTAAATGCTTCTATTAAACATCAAGTTCTTATGGGTTCACCTGCTGATAAACCAATAGCTGTTGATGGTGTCTTTTATGTTCCTAACCATGTTGCTAGATATATACCTTTTGTTAAACCAGACCAAAGGTATCAAGGATATTCACGAATTGAAAATGGTTTACTTGGTTTGCCATTTCAATTTTATAGTTATTCATTAGCGGCACTTAACAAAGTAACTGTTCTAACAACACAAGGTCAAACAACAAATAGATTTGTAGGTATAACTGCGGCTATGGGTTTAGCCTATATGGGCATGCAAATTAAATATAGAAACAATCCTTACATCTTAGACCAAATGTCTATTGAAGACAAAATAGCCAGGTCGTTTGACATGTCTGGATTAGGAGCAATTTACTCAGATATGTTTTATACATCAATGGCAACATCAATGGCATTGGGTGGCCCAAATATTGGTGGAGGTATAGTCAATCCAAAATATCCTCAAGAAAAAAATTATGTTGATGCGGCAACTGGCTTTTTAGGTGCAGGGCCATCTATATCTGTTGATTTAGTTAGAGCGGCAGGTGAGTTTACAATGGGTGATACTGGTGAAGGTGCTAAAGATTTTATTAGAAATTTACCATTTATGCGTTTATGGTTTTTGAAAGAAATAACAAATGACATGACAAGAGCTTTAGCAGGTGGTAATAGATACTAAGGGGTAAAAGACATGACAATAAATGTTTCAGACAATACACCAAGAAAGAGTTATACTCTTAATCAGGGAGCAAGCTCTCAAACTGCTTTTGAAGTAGACTTTGAGTTCTTTGCTGATGCAGACTTAAATGTGTATGTAAATGATGTTAAGAAAACATTAACTACTCATTACACTACTTCTGCTAACTCAGGTAATAGTGCATCTCATGTTTCAGGTAGCACAGGTTATATACATTTTACTACTGGCAATGCAGTAAATCCTTCTTCAGCCGCACAAGTTGTAGTTATAACAAGGTCTATTGCATTAGACAGAACAACAGACTTTCCTGCTTCTGGTGCTTTTAACATTGGAACATTAAATACAGAACTTGATAGACTTGTAGCTATACAAGCAGATATTAATGATACTTCTTCAAGAGGTGTAAGACTTCAGGATTCAGATAGTGCAGTATCAATGGAGTTGCCGTTACTTGCTTCAAGAAAAGGAACAGTCTTAGGCTTTAATGCTTCTACTGGAGCCGCAGAAGCAGGTCCAACTATTACAGCAGTACAATCTTTAGCAGACGTTACTACTTCTATTAATCTTTTGGGTACTGCGGCAGTAGTAGAAGATATGGGATTGCTTGCGACTTCGGCAGTGATTGAAGATATGGGTCTTTTAGGTACATCAGCTAATGTGACAGCAATGGGATTATTGGGTGTCTCTGGTGTGATAACAGATATGGGTATTCTAGGTACTGCGTCTTGTGTAGAGGATATGTCTATATTAGGTACGACTGACAATGTGGCAAATATGGCTTTGTTAGCGACCACTGATATAATTTCAGACTTAAATACCTTAGCGACATCAGCCATTGTAGAGGACTTAAATCTTCTCGCCACAAGTAGCGTGATTGCAGACATGGCGGCATTAGCAGGTTCAGGTGCTAATCCAAATATTACCTCATTAACTGCAAGTGGAGCAATTACTGGTGCAACTGTTGAAGCTACTGGAGATACATCCGCAGGAGATAATGCGGCTATTGGATATACAAGTGCAGAAGGTTTAATACTTACAGGTCAAGGCTCAACGAATGATGTAACTATTAAGAATGATGCTGATACTGATGTAATAGAAATACCAACAGGAACAACCAATGTAACTATTGCAGGAAACTTAGGTGTAGGTGGTACTGTTACAGGTACAGGTACATCAGTGTTTGCAAGTTTAGATATATCTGGTGATGTAGATGTGGATGGTACATTAGAAGCAGATGCTATGACGTTGAATGGTACAGCTATAACAACAACAGCAACACTATCAACTGGTATATCAAATACAAATGTAGTTAAGATTGATAGTGCTTCTGTTGCTGATGACGAGTATGCAAGATTTACAGCTAACGGATTAGAAAGCAGAAGTACCTCTGAGGTTCTTTCTGACATTGGAGCGGCAACACAAGGGTTCGCAATAGCAATGGCAATTTGTTTATAGATAAGGAGAAAAAAAATGGCTCAAGATTTTCGTAATTCATTGCAAGATGATTTGCCTACATCTCACAATGATACCAATAGTTTGTTATGGACTGGTGGTAATTATGATGCAGTGGTTGGTTGTCGGTTTGCAAACATAACCACATCACCAGTAACAATAGATGTCTATATTAGGAACAGTAGCGGACCAACAGATTACTATTTACTGAAGAATGGACCTTTGCCAGCAGGGTCATCATTTGAACTGATTGCAGAAGGTAGCAAGATTGTTTTGAAAAGTGGTGATGTGCTTTACGCAATAGCAAGTGCGGCAAATTCAGTAGATGTTGTTACATCCGTTGTCGATACAATAAGTGCATAGGTGAAAATATGAGTGGATATATAGGTCAAAATGGAGAACAGACTTCTTTTGAAGCGGTAATCCAACAAAGTGAAAATACAATACAACAGTCGGTTGAAATAGAGGCAACCAATAATGCAGTCAATGCAGGGCCAATTACGATTGCATCTACGGCTACTGTAACTGTCTCAGGAACATGGGTGATAGTATGAGTACACTTCAAGTAGATACGATAACAAAAACAAATGGCTCTGCTCCAACTCTCGCTGATTTGAGTATTACTCATGCTGGGAGTGTATTACAAACCCTTCATGTTAGAAGTAGTAGTGGTCAAAGCTCTGGAACAGAAGAAAGCTGGATAGATGTTGTATCTTTAGCAATAACGCCTTCAAGCACTTCTTCTAAGATACTCTGTCAATTATCATGCACTGGGTATGGTTCTGGTACTGGAATACTTTCTGCTCAGGGAAGAATTTATAACTCTACAAGTTCAACTTCTGTAGAACACGCTGAACACATATTTTATAGGGATGGTTCTGGTGAATTAAAAGCGTCAGGTAGCTTTTTACAAACTCTACATTCCCCTTCTTCTACTTCTGCACAAACTTTTAAAGGTCAGGCATTTATTGTTTCAGCTTCAAACCATTCTTTATATTGGGATACTAGCAATGGCAATCAGTGGACATTAACACTTCAAGAGATAGCGGGTTAAGGAGATAAAAATGGCAGTAGATGTAGGTGACGCACTCAGAGAATTAGGAGTTAAAGGCTATGTTATTAGAGGGAAACCTAAAAACGAATCAGAGTATCTTAGTATGTTTCGTAAAATTATTGGTAAAGACTCTAATGATAACGCAATAGAAAGCGATAAACCTTCAGACTTTGGGGTTACTTGGAAGCAAGTTAGTGACAAACTAAAAGCATTACAAGATGCAGAGCCAATGAGATTGCTTAGATTAGAGCGAGATAGGCTTCTGGCTGAAACAGATTGGTGGGCAAGTTCAGACCTTACAATAACTGATGCTCAGAAGAAATATCGGCAAGACCTCAGAGATATAACAAAGTCAGCTACGTCATTGGATGATGTAACTTGGCCCTCAAAACCATAGGAGGAATAGATGTCAACAATTAAAGTAGATTCCGTTGTCAATAAAAGCGGAGATTCAGACTCAGGGATAAATCTTGGAACTAACGACACTGTAAAATTTGACATTGCAGGGAGTACAAAGTGGACTTTAAATAGTTCTGGTAATTTATTTCCTTCATCCACTTCTCAAGGAATATGTTTTGGTGTTACTTCAGACACAGCCGCTAATCGTCTTGAAGATTATGAAGAAGGCACTTGGACACCTGCTATTAACAATGGAAGTAGTAATTTAGGTACAAGTAGTATTGTTGCTACTTATACAAAAATAGGCAGAACTGTTTATGCAGAATTTCAAATACAAAGAAATGACTCTTCATCTGACACTAATTTTTTTAAATTAGCAGGTCTACCATTTACATCAATTAGCGGCCCAAGATTAGCAGGTCAAGCATGGATTGACAATTCAAGTGGTGATATAAAATGTTTTATGTATTTAGGCAGTAGTTCAACAAGTGCTTCATTCCAAAAAACAGGTGGTAATGATTCGGCTGTAAGTTTAAATGAATTTTCAAATTCCAGGTATGTTTATGGTGCATTATTATATAATACATAGGAGATAAAAATGGCAATAACAAAAGAAACAATAGAAGATAAAATAGAAGTAGTTGGTGACTTCAAGCATATACAGGTGCGAACAGCAACAGTCATAAAAGAAGATGGTGTGGAAATATCTCGTACCTATCACCGCCATGTAATAGCACCAGATGATGATGCTTCTAGTGAAAGTGATGAAGTTAAGAAACTTGTTGCGTTATATTACACTGACGAGATGAAAAAGTCTTGGTCTGATTTTAAAAAAGTTCAAGCAGATGCAGGGCCATAAAGTAGGAGAATATAATGGTTAGTGAAATCAAAGTAAATACATTATCACATACTGGTGGTACTACTGGTCTAACCATAGATTCTAGTGGGAGAGTTAGTAGAAGTGTCCTACCATCTTTTTTTGTTGCTGGTTCGGCTGATTGGTTTGATCTAGGTAATACATATACACAGATTTTTAAAACTGCAACTTTTGCAGTGACTACTGACCACAATGACGGTAGCACCTATGATGCAAGCACTGGAAATTTTACAGCTTCAATGGCTGGTTTGTGGCAGTTTCAGTGTAATATATATTCTGGAAATACTGGAGATGTGCAAAATCCATTCAGACCTTATAAAAATGGAAGTGTATGGGAGAATACTCTGGGTTATGCAGTTTCAAATTCTAATGATAGTTATCCAGACAATACTGGAACTCTTACTTGGTGTATGAAATTAGCAGTTAACGACACTGTGGGTATTTTTATGAAGGAAGATATTTATGGTTATCATAGTAATTGGTCTGGATTTTTTGTGGGGTAAAATATGTCAATAGAAATGAAACATTTTAAAAGATTAAGAAACGCTAAATTAGCACAGTCGGATTGGACACAAGCAAACGATTCACCTTTGTCAGATTCAAAAAAAGCTGAGTGGAAAACATACAGACAAACACTAAGGGATTTACCTAGCAAGGTCACACCTAAGTTTCTATCTAACAGTCCTCGCATTGACGAGTCTGCTTTTCCAACAAAGCCATCATAAAATGAGTAAGCCAACTCTAAACTCTCTTGATACACGCACGGCTAGGCTCGAAACTGAAACCACTATTCAGTTTAAAGATTTGTTTAATCGTGTTAAGCGGCTTGAATCTATCTTGCTTGCTTCTACTGGTGCTACTCTTCTTCTATTAATAAGCATAGTTATACGGATGTAAGATGGACCCTCTTACTATAAGTGCGGCTATCTCAACTGCGACTGCCGCATTTGGGGGTATTAAAAAAGCGTTCATGGCAGGTAGAGAACTTGATGCTATGACTCAAGACCTATCTAAATGGATGGGTGCTGTATCTGATGTAGCTAATATAGAAAAGAGAGCAAAGAATCCCACCTTATTTTCCAAAGTATTTAATGGACAGAGCATAGAGCAAGAAGCTATCGAAGCATTTGCCGCTAAGAAAAAGCTAGACCAACAACGAGACGAGCTAAAGACTTTCATAATGTTTACTCATGGAACAAAAGCATGGGATGAACTTATAGGTATGGAAGGGCAGATAAGGAAACGCAGACAGAAAGAAGTATATGAGGCACAAGAGCGTAAAGAAAAGATTATTATGTGGACTATTGGCATCTGTACCTTTGGTATCGGCATTGCTATCCTCTGCGGTTTTGCTTATGGTCTCTTCCTGCTTGACCGAAGCACATGAACATTACTATAGACCTACACTAGATAATGGTGGTTATACTATATGTAGACTAAAGAAGATTGAGAAGGTACATGAATCATTCAGAGGAAAAACAACAAGACAATACTGGTGCCTCTATGAAGGAGCAAACAATAGTGGGGGAATCGAAATCATGGAGAGTATTGACGCTTGCCCTCGTCAAATCGTATGTCTCTACGAACCAAGAGAAAAAAGAATTACAGTTAAAGACTTACTAAACTCAATGAAGGATGCTTTTAAATGACAGCAGAAGAGATTGAAGAACTAGAAGTAGAAGAAAGAAAACTTAGATTAGAAAACAATAACGCTAAAGAAGACCAACAAAGATATATGGTTTGGTTCTCTGCTGTATCTGTAACAATTTATATTGGTGTACTTATGACAGACTTGGTTAGTCTTGAAAGACTTGACCACTTATCTTCTATAGGTAATACTTGGGTATTAAGTAATATGGGTATAATAGGTGCGTTTATAGCAAGCAATGTATTTATAAAAAATGGAAATGGTAAGTGATGTCTAGAACTCCTGCATGGCAAAGAACAGAAGGTAAGAGTCCTAAAGGTGGGTTAAACCAAAAAGGCAGGGATTCTTATAATAAAGCAACAGGTGGTAATCTCAAAGCACCAAGCAAAGAAGTTGGCAATAAAAGAAGAGCATCTTTCTGTGCTAGAATGAAAGGTATGAAAGATAAACTTACTTCTGAAAAAGTAAGGAACGACCCTAATAGCAGAATTAATAAAGCATTAAGAGCATGGAATTGTTAAATGGCAAAAAGCAAAGTAAACCAAGCAGGTAATTATACCAAACCTAAAATGAGAAAAGCATTGTTCAATAGAATCAAAGCACAAAATATTCAAGGTACTGGTGCAGGTAAATGGTCAGCAAGGAAAGCACAACTCTTAGCTAAAAGATACAAGGCCTCAGGTGGAGGTTACACTTGAAACCTTCTCAAACAAGTTTATTAAACTGGGGTAAACAAAATTGGAGAACCTCAGATGATAGTCCATCTAAAGGGAAAAAAAGATATTTACCAGATGCCGCATGGAAAGCTCTTACTCCTGCGGAGAAATCAGCAACAAACAAAGCTAAAGCTAAGGGCAATAAAAGAGGACAGCAGTTTGTTAAACAACCAAAGAGAATTGCAAAAAAAACCAAACAATATAGGAGTTAAATTATGCCAAGTGGTAAAGGAACTTATGGGTCTAAAAAAGGTAGACCACCAAAAAAACCAATAAAGAAACCTAAGTGATAGGTACATTACTTACTTCAGTTACTTCATTAGCTTCTTCATATCTTGAGGGTAAGACTGCTATTCAAAAAGCAGAAGCCCAGATAAAAATGAAAGAAGCTACTGGAGAAATTGACTGGGATTTGGCGGCAATGAGAGCTAGTCAATCTTCATGGAAAGATGAATGGTTGACTATACTTTTTTCTATACCTCTGATATTATGTTTCTGTGGCGAGTGGGGTAGGCAGATAGTAACTGACGGCTTCCTTGCTCTCTCTGGAATGCCGACTTGGTATCAGGTAAGTTTGGGCAGTATTGTTGCGGCATCATTCGCCACACGAAGTGCAAAGAAATTTTTTAATCCAGTAGGTAAAAAGAAATGACGTTTAGATTATCAAGCAGAAGTATAAAAAGATTAGAAGGTGTTAATCCAGTTCTTGTAGATATAGTAAACCTGGCTATTACTAAGACTAAAGTAGACTTTGGAGTTTCATGTGGGGTAAGAACTTTAGACACTCAAAAAAAATTAGTTGAGTCTGGTAAATCTCAAACTATGAATAGTTATCATATACTACAAGATGACATGACTAGTTGGGCAGTAGACTTGGTTGCTTATATAGATGGAGATGTATGTTGGGAAGTAAATGTATATGATGATGTTGCTGATGCTATACAAAAAGCATCTAAAGAAATAGATACAAAAGGTTTTCGTGTTAGATGGGGTGGTGCTTGGTCTGTACCTGACTTGGCTAATTGGAATAAGACTATGGAAGAAGCATACCTATCATACATAGACTACAAACGTAATTTAAAACAGAGACCTTTCTTTGACGGACCTCATTTCGAACTCAACAAGTGAAGCTCCTCTTCAGTTAAGTTTAGACTTTGAAGAATGTTTAGACGAGATACCTTTTGAGTCTGCTCCTCCTGAACAATGGCTTTATCTTTTGTTTTGCGAAACAGTTGATTGCAATCAGGACAGAAATACTTCTTGTTAAATTTTATTATTGCTGGTTTTTCACACCGAGAACACTTCCACTCATTAATTATTACTTGTTGCTTTTCCATTTATCTTTCATCCTTTCCCATTCTTCATTTAACATATCTACATGACGCTCAACATTAGGGTTGTTGATACGCTCTCCGCATTTACATCTGATGTTTTTAAATTGTATGTGACCTAGATGGTGCATCATTTTACAATGAGGACATTGGATTATTACCTTGCCCTTCTGGTCTTGTCCTTGAAATATATTGTTCACTTATGTTTCCTTATCTTTTAGAAACTTTGGTCTGTCTGGAGGGAGTTTGATATATGTATATCTTTCATAACAGTTCCCTTCCAAACGACCATAGTTCAAATGCTCCACCATTTGTACACATAAGTCTCTGTCTGTAAACTCCACGGCTACAATCTGTAGACTAGAAGTTATAAGTACAGCAATGTATGTTATAAAAGTCATAGTTTGTGGGCAAGGTGGAGGAGTGGAGAGATACCACCTTGCCTATCTTTAGGGAGAAAGATTTAAAATGGTACGACATCATCATCCATTTCGTCAATAGATTTAATTTCCACCTCTTGTAAAGCAGGTTGTTTTTTCTCCTCTATTTTCATTGAGAGAACTCTTCCTTGACTAGTATCTTTTTCCCAACAAGCTACTCTCATTTCTCCTTTATCTGTAGTAATAGGGCCACTAAAGTTAGGAGCATTCTCTGTTTTGTTATCGTTTGTATATAACCTACCTATCTTTGCATATAGTTCTCTATGCTCTTTGCCATCAGGGTAAGTTTGTTTAACTAACACAATTCTTTTTGCGAATCCGTGGTCATCCCATTTGCCACTGCCTACTAATTTTGTTGTGTCATCTAAAGAATAAATACACGCAGTATTTGAGTTATCATATTCAGACATTAGAAGTTTTCTCCTTGTTTTGTTTTTGTTGGTGGCTTAGTATTAACTTGCTTTGCTGAAGCATCATTACCATCATCATCCTCTGGTGCTAATCCTGCCATTCCCATTAACGCATATCTCCTAGCGTATGTTATAGCTGAACCTAACCCCTGCATTGTTTGCCTTTCTAGGACTAGGTATAGTTTAGATTCAAATCTTTGTCCTGTTATATGTATAAGAAGTGTTTTTACAAAATCACCATATACATCACGACCATGTGGTTGTTGTATTGAAAAGTTATTGTCATTGAAGGCATCACCACACGCATCAAACACACCTTGTAAATCTACATATTTGCTTTTGAAATGTGGATTGCTAGATTGTTTGAATGCTTTACCCATAGCTTTCTGTGCTTTTACATAATCAGCACACGCTTGTTTATAATCTTTATCAAGTTCCATTACTCTCTCCTTTGATTGTTATTCGGATTGCTCCTCTTTTATCTTTCTTGAGGCTCAGTCTATCGTTGTAAACCTCTCTCTCTCCTTCACCAATCAGAGTTTTAATCTCTTTCTTGGTTGTTTCAAACTCTTTAGCTGAACTCTCTTGGCTTATATATTTAGCCGAGAGTTCGCTAAAGTAGTTATTCTCAGTCATGTCTCTAGCTACTAGCTTATCTATAGCTATGGTATCTATTTTTTTCTCAGGTTCAAATTGCCCTTCCCTATCTTCTGGTTCTATAAGTTCTGTTACATGTTCCCAAAACTTAGAACACTTAGTAATAACTTCTTTTTGATACTCATAGTTTGGTGCGACATGAACACAGTCGTACCTATTGTTTCCAAATATATTTGAGAAGTACATTCCATCTACTTTACTATGGGTATACTTCTCTCCCATTAACCATAAGTAGAATTGTAATTGAGGCATGTATCTAACAAGTTGTTTATCTATAGTATTGTTCTGATAAGTATGCTTACATTCTATACCTGCATACAAATTATCATCTGTTGTTATTAAACCATCAACATGACCACGAAAGAATCCAGATATAAATTCTGTTGAATCGTCATTGTATGACAGACTTGGATTGCATTTATAAAACCAATCTATATTAAACACTTCAGACCATGTACCTAACTGTACTGCAAAGTTATCTGATAAATCTTCTGGTTCTATTTGCCCAGTTTTCTCTAGCCAAAGTTGGTGCCAGTTACCATTCATAATTCTAACGGCATCACTGCCGCCTAAGAAACCTTTACGTTCCATCTCTCTCTCCTTTGTTGTGTTAGGGTAGACCGAGCAAATGTTTTACACAGGCATGGTAAAATATAAATCTACCCTAACTATTTAAACTTCTATTGCATAAATGCAAGGAAGTCAATCTATTGATTGTGCCACAGTTTTAATTTTATTTACCAAAGCTCTTCTAAAATTTACTGAAGGCATAAATTCTTTTGTAAAGTGTACTAGGTATGGGAAGTTTCCATTCAACTCTTCTCTTGTTGGTGAAACTTTAATAGCATACTCAATACAATCAGCAGGATATTCAGCTAAACTTTTAGATAACTGCTCCAATCTCATATGTCTCATCTTAGGTGTCTCACCGAATGGTACTCTACAGAGGAATTGTAGCTCAGTGAGGCGTGTTAAAATAATCTCCCTACGCTGAGGCACCAAAAAAGTTTTAGCTAGTCTCCACGCTGAAATTACAGCTTGTTTAAACTCATGTATTTCTATACCATTCTTCACAGAAAAATTAATTGTACCTTGTGAAGATATAAAACTAACATTATTAATGTCTTTAAGTTTCTCTTTAAGAACTTTATCGTGTTCATAAGGTGGTCTTATAAATGCTTCTGTCATTGCTTTCACAATACCAAATTGTTCTCGTCCAGTTATCATAGGTTCTAATATTCTTTTGTCCTCTTCTACTGGTCTTATATCTACAACATTCATTTTAATCTTTTTCATTTTCTCTCCTTTATGTAATGCAGTATTTCGTGAAACAATGATTTTGTTACAAGTCTTTCAAAGACATCTCCATCAATTATTACACATGTTTTTGGTTTCCCTTTCTTTCTTTTGAAGAAAGCTATGTCTCTTTCTTCAAGCACAGAGAACGCATTGGGGAAACTAGATGCGTCTCTGTACTTTATCTCTGTAATTAATTTCTCATCTGCTATATCTATAACTAAGTCACCTGAGTATTCACCACCTAACGAACCGCTAAGTGGTTGTTTCTTAACAGAAAAACCTAGTTTAGTTAACCACTTGAGGAACCATCTTTCATGATAGCTCCCTTTTATTTTGCTTTTGCTTGGCATACTCTCTCCTCTTGCCTTTAGCTAATGCTCTTATTGCTGTGTCCACTTTCATAGCAGTTGAATACCTTAGCTCTGTACCTCTAAGACTTCTGTAGTAGGTAGAGTAAGGTATCCCTGCTAGTTTAAAAGCGTCAGGTAATAGCACACCTCTCGCCTTTGAATTGATTATTAGATTGTCCAGATATGTTTGCATACTCCTCTTCTACACTATCGTCTTGCACATTTGCAAGTGTATTCTGCAATGCTTTGATGGTATCTCTTCCACGCTCTGTCAAATCTATAACATCTTTGAAGAAGGTTGGGCATCTCTTTGCAGTAATAAGCTCTCTTCTTTTAAGAACATTTAATATTGAATTAACAGTAGTGTGTTCCATGTTAAGAGACTCCATAATAGTATGGACATTAGCTTGCCTCATTCTATTTTGGAGAACTGCTATAGATACAAGAACCATCTTAGAGTTATGACTTAGCTTGTCCAATAATTCCATTTTATATTTAACATATATATCAACCATACTTCATTCCTTTTGCATTTAGTAAAGTATCTTCTATACCTTTAGCAACTTCTGTTTGGACATTTACATATACTTCCCACGCTTTACTGCCTTCAACAAAGAACTCTGCTTGTGCGATTGGGTTGCCATCATAAAGTATTTCTGAAGCAGTCATAATATCTTGGGGGTTGCTAAATAAATACCCTAACTTATTGCCAAGTTCAGATGGACTAAACTTTCTTGTAAATTCTACACTCATTCTATCTCTCCTCTATAATGATAAAGACCATAGCGACCACCATCAAACGGCACCATTTCCGTATCTATAATATAATCCTTTCTAAGATTAAATATCACAGCAGATAATCTTGTGGCTTTGTATCTTTCAAATGCATCCATTGAAGATATTTTCCCATGTTCCTTAAGATGTCTAAGAATTAAAGATGTCTTAGTTATCTTTCTAAGCGTACCTTTTTCTTCTTTTCTAAGCTCGTACATAGTTAATAAATGTTTACTCATTAGTCTCTCCTTCTATATCTATAAGTAAAATAAATTTAAGTTGGTTGTCATCCTTATCAAATACATAACTCCATTGTTTCATAAGAGGATTGTGTTCACCTATTTGATTGTCTAGCCAGTTATCTAGCTTATCCATAAACTCTTTCATTACTCTCTCCTTTTGCATAGCTTTGTGTCATGTAGAGGGAAGCACAGATAAGCCATGACACAAAACTCCATGCTTCCCTCATCTCTTATGCGTATGTTAACGCATCCTTTAACTGCTCAACTTTTAGATGCCTAGTAGTTGCATCATTTAATCTACCTACAACAGATTCATTTCGCTTCCTTTCATTGTCTCCCTTAGGTGTATGGGTAGCCCAATGTGTAGCTGTGTTATAGGTAGCCCATTGATTGTCGCCTAGTATTTTTCTTTCTTTTTTCAACTGACCACAAACAATATCTAATTGAACAACATTTGTTTTAGGCTTGCCTGATTTGGTTGGCATCCTACACAAATAACGCTCAAGTAATTCTCTAGCTGTTGTCTCATCTTGTTTAGATTCAATCATTCTTTTGTATGTGTCCTCA